TTGGCAACCTTAGTGGTACCTCACGTCGTTTTATGTTGATTGATGCAGAGATTAAGGCATCTGAACAAATGGAGATATTCGGCCCGGCAGTTCAACGTACAGTGGCAATAGTTCAGGCTGGAATGGCTAATATTACGCACACTAAATATGCATCACAATTAAAAGATAACTACATTGAGGTTGAGTTTGGTAGTATTCTCCCACAAGATCTAGCTGAAGAACTTAAGAACCTTGAAACTGCTTCTCAATTCAATAGCAAGGAAACGATTATAAAGAATTCACCATACACTGACGATGTGGAAACAGAATTGAATCGTAAGAAGCAAGACGAAAAAGAGACTGCACAGAATAATTCATTTATTGGAGCAACTTTATAATCTATGCCCGGACTTTCTTTCTACGACAAACAACATATACAGAAAATTGCTGCACAGCAGGCCGTAATAGCCAATATCTTTAATCAGTTTATACTTTCTGTTTCCCCGTATCTCCGTAAATGGTCTGATGCGGGGAAAAACAATGTATGGATAAGTAATCAGGGAATAGAGAGTGCAGTTGACCGGGAACTGCTGAATCTTGAATCAATGCTATATGCTAATATCTCTGCATTTCAAAAGGACGGTTGGGAACGAGCAGAAAGAAAGAATGATGATTTTATTTCCCAGTTCATCAAGGGAATGTCTATTTCCAGTGTAACAAAAGATGGTATGTTCGCTCATAGCTTATCTGCATTTGAAGCTCTAAAGAACGATATAGATGCTAACGGATTCAAGTTATCTGATAGAGTTTGGAATATTACGCAACAAACGAAATCGCAACTCGAATTCTATCTTGATAGTGGCGTAGTTGCCGGACGTAATGCAAACGGAATCAGTAGTGATATACGGCAAATTTTGCAAAATCCCCAAAAACGCTTTCGTAGGATCCGGAATGAGAAAGGTGAATTAGTTTTGTCTCAACCGATGAAAGATTACCACCCAGGGCAAGGGGTTTATCGTTCAGCATATAAAAATGCTCTCCGGACATCTGCAACAACTACGAACATTGCTTATCGAAGTGCAGACTATGAACGTTGGAGTAAACAGGATTTTATACTAGGTATCGAAATACATCGTTCTAGCAATAACCGTGGCCCA